CAACTTCGAGCGCAATCTGAGCTAGCGGATCATCTAAAACTGTCGTCGATACGGCATAGCCCTCGAGGATTAAGCTCAGTTCGCGCATTTGTGGTCGAGGTGGCACAAGCGTCGAAACCTCGATGCTTTCATCGCGCGTATAAACACATAAGCCAGGAAGGTTGCCGGAAGCCATAGGATAGACACGACTTGCATAGATATTTGATCCAGTGGTCGTTAATCCAGTCAAATCCGTGATCGCTCTATCTCTTAGCTGCTTTCTAAGGTGCGCCATTAGTCACGCTCCAAAACCAGAGTTGTGACGCCAGTGCCATCCGGTTGAATAACGCGCACTGTGTAATTTATTGAATTAACGACGAGCGCATCGCCAGGAGTAGCAGTAGCAGGCACATCGCTGGATCGGCACATAAAACGCGGTTCCGCTGAGACAATGCCAACGCCACTTTGCGGATCAACTTCGAGAAATTCATTGTCGTAAATGCCGTTGATTGTGCTGGTTGCACCGCCATTGAGCGTATAACTCCCAGCCAACCCAAAGTCGTCGATTGAGAAGAATATAGCTAGATCGTCGGCAGTTTCGACAGCCATTGTTTAGCCTTCTGGAGTTTCTATTTCAGCATCATCGACAGCGCGATTTGATAACACTGGCCCACGAGAGCGAGTGCGTTTCGCTGCTTTAACTTGCTCCGCTTCACCGCGAGCGATCATTCTTTCAGCGATATGATCTGGAAGCTCGACCTTATCTCCAGGCCACAAGTTGCGACCATGAATTGCAGAGAAAGTCTTTTTAGAAATCGTTAGCTTCATATTTGCTCCAGGTTGGGTTGGGGTGGCAATCGAAACCACCACCCCTCGCCATTAGTTAAATCAAGCAGTGCTTACTTCGTCAGTTTTAGCGAAAGAAACTGCATTGCGGAGAGCAACGTCAACTTCTTGCATGATCGAAATAACCACATCGCCGGATTTGCTGTTGGTGTAAGGATCAACAATTACCGATGGTGCGCCAAACAAACCAACCATAAGTTGGCTGAAGTCACCAAAGATAAGTGCAGATGCATCTGTACCACCATCACCCGGATTGAGATTAGATGGAACATTGCTTGTGAACTCAGCTCGATAACCATAGAGGTTATTCCAAGGATCGTTCAGAAGCATGACGCTATCTGTAGAACCAACGCGAGCGGTGTTAGCCAACTTAGCTTTCACCTTTGGATTTGATAACCAGCCAAGAGCGGCTTGATTTACAACGCCGTTTGCTTGCTCGACAGTTTGCACCAAGGTTGTGATGTCAGCCCAGGTTAGCGCATCAACGTCCGTACCAGCCGAAATATCGACATTGCCGACGCTGCCATTGTTCAAGATACCTGTGGGTTGCCCAGAGGAACCAGAACCTTGGATAGCGTAGTATTCGATCTTATCGGCGATGGACCGTAGAAGGTCGTCTTGCACGATTTGCTCGATTGATGGGATCGACTCAAGAGCCAACAAACGTGAGACTTGAGCATATGCACCAAGTGTGCGTGGTTGAAGCGTTACAGCCGCATCTGTTGGAGACTGATCGGAAACATCAGCAGCTTCCTCAACAAATCCAGCAGCTGCGCCCGTTGCAATTTTAGGGATCGAGATGCGGTTTGTTAGGCCACCCATGAAAGTCACGCCAAGATTGGCCATAACCTGCTTTGCGCGAAGAGCTTCGATGAAAAGATCACCACGCTGGATGGTTGGAACAAAGCTGTCTGACACGTTTTCGCCAGTGATACCGCCAGTTGCAGCGGTTGTCATAACGCCAGCACGCCATGCGAAATCAGGAACATATACACCCTGAGATGCTTTGCCTGTGCGACGCTCGATTTCTTGGTGCATTTCGCGCTCGAAACCAGCTTCCGACCAATCTCCGCGAACCTGTGCTTGAACCATGCGGCCCAAAGAATATTGGCGCTTTTCTGCTGGCTTGGCTTCGACTGCTGCTGGATTTACATCGAGAGGCTTGCTCTCAAGTGCGTCCAACAACTCACCCCGGAATTGCTCGACAGAGATGCCGCGCTCCAGAGCCTTGTCACCAAGATCTGCTTTGTTATGACGGCGAGCGAGTTTCATTATCTCGCTTGCGTTGCGATGAGCGACCTGAGCAGCCTCAGCCCGTACCTCATCGAGATTTACTTCATCAGCCATTTTGGCCTCCTTTACTTCGATGGTTTGGTTTAAGGGTTGCGGAGCCGACCGCCCTACCCCGACATTTTGACTTCTGTCCGCAGGTATTGAAACGATTGAAATCTCCATTGGAGTTGTCCGAACCCGATAGATCTCCTCGGAATCGTCTTTCTCCTCGATACGCCCGTCAATGCGATATCCGACTGAAATATTTTGCCGAATACCATCGACGACATCCCTCCAGACAGATTCGCCAAGCTCGGATCGAGAAAACCGAACTAATGCCCGTAGACGGCGAGCATCCTCATCTAGCTGAACAGATTCCACAACGCCGATTTGACGCTCCATGTCGTGATTTTCCAGGAGCGGCGCTCGGCCACTATTTAAGAATGAAAGATCCATTGATCCGGCTCGATGGTCGATTACTTCCATACCAAAGCTGCGTTCAACAGGCTCTTCACTAGAAACCCCAAGGCGAACAGTGCGGCGCTCTTCATCGATCACACCCGGCTCGAAATGAAATGAACGCTGTTCGAGGTTGGATCTATCGAAGCGCTCTACCTCTTCCTCTTCACGCTCTACTGTCGCTGCTTCAAATTCTATTGGTTCCAATTTATGTTCCTCCAGCCATTCTCGCGCTTCGCCTTCGCTAAATACATCAGCATCAAATCGAACCGCTTGAAGCTCACTCTCGCCCTCTTTTATTCCATAGATGAAATCTACGCCAGTGGCGACGTTCTCTCTAGCGAACTCATCATATTGAGCCGGATCAGTTATTCGAGCGGCGTGTTCGTTTGGATAAGGTCTTGCCTCTTCTTGCATATAACCTCGCTCCTCTTCATCGATTTTCTTCATACGTTCAACGCGAGCATTTGCCCAGGATTGGCCAGCATCTCCACCCCAAAGCGCCCAAGCTATACGACCCGCGCTTGGATAACCATCTTCGTCAGGAGTGTATCCCTGGCCTTCCTTATCAACTTCATGCCTAGCAAAATAAGAAGCCATTCGCTTCACTGTCTCTGGTGATAATTCTTGGCGATTTACTAACTGACGCGCTCTAGCAACGCCAACAGCAGTTCCACCTCGACCAAATTCAGATCGCCAATCTAGGCCACGTTGTGCCTCTTCAGCCATAGCCTCGGTTGGTTTGGTATCGATCTCGATGCCTTTATAGGTTGCCATCATCGCCCCCATCAGTCATCGCCGGAGCTTTAGGAGCACCAAAAGGCTCGAAGGTCATACTTAAACCAAATTGATTGGCAAGTTCCTTATCTCTGCTGATCTGGCTGAATGTTTCTTCAACATCTCGACCATAGTGCGCCGCAACGTCTTGCATCGATAAAATACCATTTTGCAGACCAACAACCGCAGCGTTCATCTCTTTAAGAGGATCAACCCAGTTCCAGCCACGACCTCTAAACATTGCGTTATCTGCAAACTTATCGAGCTTGGTTGCTGGAATTGGAATGGCTCCAAAGTCCATCGCAGTCAGTAACCACTCTCTAAATACAGGCTCGACAAAATGCTCGATCATAAATTGCTGTAATGAACGATAACCATCGCGCTCATCTAAAGCACCTTGTCGAATCGATGAGTAATTGACGCTCGATAGATCATTTGAAAGCGCTGCGTAGCTAACACCAAGACCGGAAGCGATGCCTCGAAGCATTGCTGACTCAAATTCACCGAAGCCAACATTAGGGTGCTTAGGATCGAACATCTCCAGACCATACCCGGCAGGCAGAGCGTGCCACGACCCAGGCTGGGTGTCTATGACAGGCTCGTAGTTGCCGTTCCCATAGCTATCATCGCCCACATATTCATCACCGCCCGGAGAAGTTATGATACCCATCTTCGATGCACTAATTCTAGCAGCAATCAATTCAGCTTCTCTAAATGCCATCAATTGTTTCATCGCTGATAGTGCTGGCGTCATAAATGGCTCGCCGCGTGTTTGATGCGATCGGCTTGGCATATAAATATGAAGAATTTCTTCAGCCGGGACTCGAACATGACGCTGCTGGTGATTGGTGAAATATCTATCGCCTGGGTGAGCGGTTAAAACCCAATAAGCGACGATCCGATGAGAGCGGTTCATTTCCACGCCCATACGAATATGACCACCATTGTCGAGCGTTTCGTT